GGAAGGAAAAAAACCTTTAAGCGCGCTCACCAACATATTAAATAGTGTTACCGATGGGGTTCAGGGTAAAAAGTTATATGAGATAAATGATGAATTAGTGAATTTACGTAAACCTAAACTGACAGAAGATGCAAAAGAGAGATTTTTAGCTATGAAAACCGAACCTGCGCCACAGGATGCGGACTTTAAAGAAGTCTACCAAATGGTAAAAAGAGATGGTCTGGATGAATTAATCAGAGAATATTATATGTCCGACTATTTCTTACAATTCAAAAAACTTAAAGATAGAAACAATTAATTTAAACAATAACACAATGGCAAATAACACGACAAAAACTTATTTCGAAGAATCAGATTTCGAATTTCTACTAACAATCAATGGTAACATCATCTGTAAACGTTATTTTGACGTGCATCAGTATGACCGAGATTTCTTAGCGTTTCTCACGTCTACTAAGACATTCACAAATGAGGAACAGGCGGTATACTTAGACCATACTAAGTACATGATTGACGCCCTAACAGGGGTTAATGTTGGTCCGATGGGTAGTATGGGGATAATCCCTAGGTTCTTGAAGCGTAAGACCGAAGAGCATTTGTGGTCAACCTTCAACCCATATTTTGAACAGACCCCAGCAGATTTTGACCGTAGGAACATTTATGATAACGAGGATTTTATCGGGTTTAAACTAAGATATAAGAACCGTGATATCGTGGAAAGTCAGTTCAGTGGAAACTATTTTCCTACTAAAGTAAGGTACGAAATAAACATCAAAGACATTATCCCGACAATCGTAAAATCAATCCGAAAAAATCTTGCACTTAAATAATCTTATGTATATTTATACTTACCCGATAATAGTTATATAAGATGAAAACAGAGACAGGAAAAGATTTTGGATATTTAGATAGTGAATTTCAATACCGATTATTAAAGCAGATATTAGTTGATCGTAAATTTGCGGAGACCGTCATAAATATACTCAACCCAAGTTACTTTACGGTTGAGAATCTGAGGTTTATCGCTGCTGAAATAAGAAACGCGTATGAGACTTTGGGGTCCATCCCCGACATCGGTAGTCTTAAGATACGGATTCACGAGAAGTTTAAGGGTGAGACGAATAAGTTCGCCTTGGAAATTAAATTGGACGCGTTGAGCAAAGTCAGTGAAGCTGATGCTAACGACCCAGATTACATAAAAGACCTTTCGTTAAAATTCTGTAAGCAACAGGAACTGGCGAAAGCTATTGCTGAGATTCAGACTATTTTGGACAGAGGATATGTGGATGATTACGATAAGACGTCCGATATACTCAGACAAGCGCTTGAAGTAGGTCAAGATACAGAGGATGATACGTCAGTATTCGATGACATTGAATCCGTTCTTGCTGATGATTTCAGGCAACCTATACCCACTGGTATCCACCTATTGGATGAATATCTAAATGGTGGACTTGCCAAAGGTGAATTAGGTATCATACTCGCTGCTTTAGGCGTTGGTAAGGCGTTACCTAATTCAAATAAAGTTTATACGCCTGAAGGGTATAAACTTATGGGTTCACTTAAAGTTGGTGATAAGGTGTTTGGTAGAAACGGTAGTCCCACTAACGTTATTGGTGTATATCCACAAGGAGTTAGACCGATATATAAAATATCTTTTAACGATGATACCCACACTTTTTGTGATGAAGAACATCTATGGGCGGTCAATTCAATCAAGCAGCGGAATCGTTCAACAAAGCGTAATGGTAAAAATGTGAAGCTTGAACCCGACCATTCGTTCAAGGTTGTTAAAACCTCTGAGTTAATCAATAATTTAACTTTTGGTAGTAAAAAATCGTTAAATTATAAGATACCTAGAGTTAAACCAGTTGAGTTCGCTGAAAAAGAATTAACTATCAACCCATATATACTTGGAGTCATGCTAGGTGATGGTCACATGAAACAATCTAGGTTCAGTACTAAAGATATGGAAATAATCGATGAGGTTAACCGATTATCAACATCTGGTGTATCAATCAAGGAAAGATGTCGGAATATTGACAAAGGGGATACGTTAGTTAAAAACTGTTTATTTGATGTGTGTGTGTATGGTATAACTGATGAATTAAGGGAATTGGGGTTATATGATAAAAAATCTGACACTAAATATGTCCCAACTCAATATCTCTATAATTCGATAGATAATAGACTTGAACTTCTTAGGGGTTTGTTAGATACCGATGGGAATGTAAGAAAAAACGGTGGGGTTGAATATGTTACGATATCAAAACAGTTGGCTGAAGACGTTAGGTCATTGGTATTGTCATTAGGTGGTTTCTGCAAGTTAACTTATAAAATACCACGTTATAAGTATGACGGTGTGTATAAAAACGGTAAAAAAGCTTACAAGTTAACGATATCTTTTCCTGATACCAGTAACATAATACCTTTCAAAGTGGAAAGAAAACAGATTCGTGTTGTTAATAGAACCAAATATGCTGATAATAAGTTTATAAAATCTATTGAATATTCTCATAACGAAGAAGCAACATGTATTATGGTGGATGATAAAGACCATTTATTCGTCACTGATGATTTCATCGTTACGCATAACACCACTATGATCACAAAACTAGCTAATACAGCATATAACGAAGGTAAAACGGTTATTCAGATATTCTTCGAAGACCAACCTAAAGTCATCAAGCGTAAGCACATATCATGTTGGACTGGTATTGAACTCAATGAACTGGGTAAACATGTCGATGAGGTCAAAGAGGTTGTTAAAAGGCGTGAGGAAAATGGTGGTACACTCATACTCAAGAAGTTCCAGAGTGATACTACAACTGTACCTAAAATCAAGAAATATATTAAGAAGAAGATTTCACAAGGTATCAGACCAGATATGATTCTTCTTGATTATATAGATTGTGTTCAACCGTCAAAACGTTTCGACGATAATAATGTTGCTGAAGGTAATATTATGAGAGAGTTTGAATCCATGATATATGAGTTGGATGTGGTAGGATGGGTTGCGACTCAAGGTAATCGTAGTTCGATAAAATCGGAAATTGTTGACTCAGACCAAATGGGTGGGTCGATTAAGAAAGCGCAAATAGGCCACTTAATTCTTAGCATAGCCAAATCACTTGAACAGAAGGAAGCTGGTAGAGCCAATGTGGCCATCATCAAATCACGGTTCGGTAAAGATGGTGTTACATTCATGGACGTATTGTTTGATAATAAGACGATACAGATTGACATTTCAGACACCGCTTCAGCCCTTACTTTCACCCAGAAGAAACAAGTGGATGTTAAGAATGAACAAGATTACGTTAACCAAGTTCTCAGCAAAGCGAGACAACGGATTAATGATATTGATGATATTTAATAATTAATTTAAACAAAAACTAGAATGTATTTAAATAGTAATGATTTAAAAAAACGGTATTCAATATTCCCAGTTACACACGGTGACCTGTGGGAAAAATATAAGAACGCAGAATCACAGACTTGGGTGGCCGAGGAGGTCGATTTAAGCAAGGATAAATTCGATGAATTGAAAGATAATGAAAAGACTTATCTTAAAAACATCTTAGCTTTCTTCGCGATTTCTGATGGGTTGGTCATAGATAATCTAGCAACAAACTTCCTAAACGAAGTTGAAATCCTTGAAGCACAATATTTCTACGGACATCAGACTTTCATCGAACAAGTCCATGCTAACGGCTATTCATTGTTGATTGAAACCTATATCAAAGACCTTGAAGAACGCGAGGCTCTGTTCAACTCAATGGAAACCAACCCAGCAGTAAATAAGAAAGCCTCTTGGGCTGAAAATTGGATTAGCCATCCGTCATTCGCCCATAGATTGGTCGCATTCGCCTGTGTTGAGGGAATATCTTTCGCTAGTGTGTTCGCAGGTGTATTCTGGTATCGTAGTCGGAATAAAATGACGGGTTTGGCTGCGATGAATGAATTGATTTTAAGAGATGAGACGACACATTATGAGTTTGCTTTGAATCTCTATAAGAACTACCTGAAGAATGATTATAAACTTTCCTTAGATGAATTGCGGAACATTATTCTAACTTGTTATGACGCAGAAAAAACATTCGTTGAAAGCAGCATGCCAGAAGGTCTCCAAGGTATGACCAAAGATGATATGGTGAAATACGTGCAATATGTTACAGATATAGTACTGACTGATTTTGGGTGTAAAGCAGAATTCAACGTAGGTAATCCTCTTGAATTCATGGCCAGAATCGGATTGTCAGCTAAGAATAACTTCTTTGAACAGCGAGTCGGTGAATACTCTAGAGTTGAAATACCTTCTACAATGGAAGGTGTATTTGATGACGAATTTTAATTTTATAAAAAGATACAGATGAAAATAGTTAAACGAGACAAGACAACGCAAGCGTTCGCCCCCAATAAAATCCTATCTAGGATTAAAACTCAATCTAAAGGGCTTAGCGTCAATCCAGACCTTCTTTTCCAAGAAGTTATACCTTTGATAAGTGATAATATCACTACAACTGAAATCGATGAGATCATTGCTTTCAAAGCTGCTGATAAAGTAATTAAACACCCAGACTACTCATTGCTTGGCGGTAGGATATTACTTAGTAGACAGTCAAAACTAATAGGTAAGCCACTGCAACCAGTGGATCTGACCTACGACTTCTTTGCCGCTACCACATTCTTGACAAAATATTCTAAAAGAGATGTTAAAAACGTCCCATTGGAATTACCGTCATGTATGTACGAAAGGGTGGCTAATTTCTTAAGTGATAATGAGTCCGATAAAGAGGAATTACTTGAAGAATTATTAAGTAAGAGGGTTAATTTTGCCACACCTACGTATACTAACGCGGGTGTCGATAAAAGGGGTGGGATGATTAGCTGTAACTTGGTACACTTGGAATCTGACACGATTGAAGGTATCGAAGAAACTTTAACTAAAATCGCATACGCTTCAAAAGAAGGTGCAGGTATCGGACTGCTAATCGACCCATTGAGAAGTAAGGAGAGTTTTGTCGGTTCATTTAATGGTAATGCTGGAGGTGTGGTCAGGTTTGCTGACATGGTTCAAGGCAAGATGCGGTTCTATAAACAAGGCTCCAGATCAGGTAGTTGTGCATTATACTTGTCAGTATGGCATAGGGACATAATCGACTTCCTTGAATTGACATCACCTGTAGGTGACGAGCAATTGAGAACAAGAGACTTGTTCACCGCAGTGGTGATAAATGACCTTTTTATGCGTAAATTGGAAGCTAACGAAGATTGGCACACATTCTGCCCCAATGAGATAATCAAAGCAGGTCTAAGGCCTTTATATGAACTATATGGTGATGAATTTGAAGCTGAATACGCTAAGGCGGTTGAGCTTGGTCTGGGTAAACCCATTTCAGCCAAGAGAATTTTCGACTCCATCATCAAATCACAGGTTGAAAGTGGAAAACCTTATGTAATGTATAAGGACAATGCGAATAAACGAAATATGCAAGATAATATAGGTGTTATCAAAATGAGTAATCTTTGCGCTGAGATTTACGAAGCTAACCGTCCGAAATATTCTGCTCAATGCACATTGGCATCAATCAATCTCAGTGAACATAATAACTTGGATACCATAGCGAAAAGTACTAAAGTATTGGTAAAAGCCCTGAATCAAGTTATTGATAAAAATAAGTGGTCAGATGATTGGAGTGAAGCGGCTGGGTTGGACCAGAGGGCCATAGCGATTGGCGTGGCAGGTATGGCCGACTTCTTTGCTAAGAAGAAAATTTCATATGAAAGTGATTCGGCTAAAGTGTGGAATGCTGATATTTTCGAAACTATGTATAAATCAGCTTTAACAGAATCTATGTCAATCGCTGAGGCTAAAGGTAAAACGTATCCAGCTTGGGAAGGTAGTAGGTATGCTAAAGGTGAAACATACATTGAAGGATGGTCGCCCAAGCCAACTGGTGAACCGATACCGATGTATAATAGCTTGCTCCTGGCATTAATGCCGACTGCCAGCTCTGCAATATTACTTGGGTCGTTCGAATCGTTTGAACCTGTTACAGCCAATCTATTCACCCGACGTGTCGGTCAAGGTGAGTTCTTGATTGTGAATAAATATCTTGTCAATGAACTGTTGGAGTTGGATATGTGGAATGACAACATGATTAATAAGATTATCGGTAATAAAGGTAGTGTTCAGAACATTGTCGAAATACCTGAAGATATCAGGTATCGATACAAAGACGTTTGGGAAATTTCTCAAAAGACGCTACTCGACCTCTCAATAGTTAGGAATAAATATGTCGATCAATCACAATCACTTAACGTGTATCACGCAGACGCTAAATATTCAAAGATAGCCAGCGCTCTTATGTACGCTTGGAAGGGTGGACTTAAGACTGGTGTTTACTACACTAGAACGAAAAGTAAGTTGGACGCTAACAGTAAATTGGCTTCCATGAATACTGAGGTGTTACCAGAAAAACCAAAAGATAGCCCATTTGAATGTTTCGGGTGTAGCGCATAATCATGAATTTTTTCAACTACACCTTAACTGAAGCCGATAAAGCTTATTGCCTTAAGCATGCTCAAGGTATGGCTGACGGCTTCAGTACGTATAGTTTTAAGAATGACACCAAACAATCATTGGATGTATATTATATCGGAAAGGTAGGTGAGTTTGCGGTGTACAAGTATTTAAGGGCATTGGAAAAAGATGATGCGATTAAAATAGTACATGTGCCATTCAGAGAAAAGTACGATAAGTTGAATTTCAATGACGACTTCATCATCGAAAAAAACGGAATAAGGCAGCAGATTGAAGTCAGGACCAAAGGTAGAAATGTTGAACCTAAACTTGAATAC